GATTAGAGCTTCACTCGAGCTCCTCCCCCCTCAGGAATGAGGGGATACCCCTACATCAGTAGGGCGTAACCATTCGAAGACGCAGAGTGTTCGAATTTCTTCGGACACTACGAGCAAGGTGGTCACTGGACTCACTTGGTACCCCATTCGCAAGAACGAGATACTTCAGTAGAGCATCTTCTCCATCTATCTCATCAGAGTATTTGGAGACAGTGAGTACCCTAGTACGAACTTTGGGACGCATAAGGGTTTTATCCCAAGCGTTAACAGAGTAAGTACGTTGGAAACTATTCCAACCAAGCCCTGGACTGGTCGCAAGTACATGTGGGAATGGAAATCCATTAAGGAGATTCAGACCCTCACGGACATGACGTGCCAGCTTCCACAAACCACGTGCGTAGCACTGATTTGCAAAGCTTACCCACGATCCAACCTCGGTTGCGTCTTTAATCGTCGTCGGTAATGCGGAACGAACGTATACAGGGGTTATTTCCACCCCCTTGTACGCGTCCATACCGCACGATTCGCGAAAAGCCCCCTGTGAAAAGGACTTTTTACGATTAACCTTGAGGTTTTTACCCTCGAGACTACTGGCGACGGAACTAAAAGAGCCTGACGGAACGATGATATCGTCTCCGTAGACAAACGCGAGGCGTAAAGAATCCTCGCAAACGGAATGTAGTGCACGAAGTTGAGTACCACAAGGATCCCCGTTTCCGGAGACTATGTGGTCCCATCGCCACTGTGCAACGGCCGAAACGGCTATTACATAGAAAACGATGGTCTCAACTGGAAAGGTGCACGCCGACCCCATCGAAGCGAACTTTGATAGCGATATCAAAGCACCGTCGTCCATAAGAGCTTTAGTGCTACGAGTAGCCATAAGCTCTTTAAGTATACGGACTTCGGACCTGAAAATGTCTCGAACCAATTTGGCAGAGACACGATCACTCGCTTCGGACAAGTCCAGAGTTGCCCACTCACGTGTGAGTGAACCTTCTAAGGCTAGCTTAGCGTTCGTCCTCTGATCGAGGATGTTCACCTGCTTTGCGAAAGAACTTTGGAGCAATGCCCGCGTCAACCTCGAAGAAACCAACTGCTGTGCATACTGCATCGCAGTCGGCTCCACCGAGATAATGCGTGGTGTTTTTTGAGTCTTCGGAACTGAGATCACCTTCACAGGCAATTCCAGATCTGGAGAAACAGGTCGGGTATCTGTTTGGGATATGGTTGAGAAGCCATATAACTCTTCCCAAGAGAAGATACCATTCCATCTGCTATACCAATCACGGCAGGTAAACTTCTGGTTTCCCTTCAGCCTATCTGCCGTAGCACCAGGTCCGTGTTTGGGTTTTGGAAGCCCAGACACGAGCACGGAGCTGTCACGCGATTGGAAGTGCTTCGAAATAAAAAGGTCACGCTGGAGGTCAACATTCAAAGAAGACCACACTGGTTGTGTGGCAATCAGAGATGCGACTTCCTTGTGGCTTAATGTATCGTAGCGACTACCCAACTCACGAATGATTCGACGGGTAACCAACCCGAAGATGGGTGACGTTGGTATTACTTTCTTCCGAAGAGATAGGTCTGCGTCAATATAGGACGAAAAGGCTTTGCTCTCCCTCTCGAGAGAGCATGGTCGCTTCTCCTTCGCATACAGACGACAGATCTGCCATAAGAAGTTAATGGCTACAATGTCCTCATTCTCGAGAACATTGCCTGTCTCCTCGTCGAACACACGTACGACCAAACCATGCAGGAAGCATGGGACGGCGAGTCCTTTTCCTCCTTTTCGCTTGCGCTTAAAGGAATGAAAGACTTCAGGTACGATGCAGCCAGAGTCCAAACTCGCTAAGAGCGAAGACCCAAACTGCGGAAGGGTGATCGATAAAAACGATTCTCCCTCGTGTTCGAGCCGTGACTTAATAGTTACTAAGTCACGTTTAACGTCAGCACCTGTAGAAACAGATGCATCTTCTAGTAGTGCTTGAAGGATAGTCAGGCTATTCATCGTAGACTCCTTTAAAAGAGCTTCACGAGTCCTGCCTGTACTATGTTACTGGCTGTACCTGCGGTTCCCCGCAGATCCACGAGCTAGCCCTCATAACGCAACTTCCCATAGGGATGATAGCGCCAGAGGAAGGCTCTTTCGTATTTTGACAGCCGGCAATTCCGACTACCAATACGAGCAATGCTGAAAGGCCCTTAACTTTCGAGGGCAAGAATCTTATCAGCATTAGCCGTAACCCCCGCAAAACCGCAAACGGCGAATAGAATCTCCTTAAGCTGAGCGGCTGTAAAGCCAGTCAGCGGGCGATTCAGGACGACATAGGCGGACGCGGAGATGGGCTTTGCCAAGCCCGTCACGGGGTCAGTGTACGTCGTATTCGAGTCGATACGAACCTCAGAACGGACACGAGAACCACGCGTATGCGTGATCTTCATGCCGTAGAGGCCATCGGCGCTCAAATACTCCGACATATAACCGTCGGTACGGATACGAGGCATTGACTTGGCAGTCCCGCCCGAAGGGGCGAGAACAACACTCAGCGTAGCTGAAGTGGGATCGGAGAACATAGACAGTCCTTTTCTTATTGGGGTTAGCACCATGCTATACCCGGTAGAAGATTAGCGTAACTTTGCTAATCCAAGTGCAGCAAGAATGGACCACTGATAAGCGTTTAAATCGCCGTCAGTGACTCCAAACCCGTAAGGGTTTGCTTCTGTCCGCTTCTTAAACTCATATTTATGATGAGTCGTGCACCAGCAATTGAATTCCTGAGTGTTATTCGTACCCAGGAACTCACCAGCCCGATACCTACCATTACCGGTAGTCTGGTAGTCATAGGACGTGTGTCCCATGACGTACGCATACTTGGCGGTCAAATGATAAGCCGAGTTGAGGGTCATGTTTTGCAACACGGACCCAGTGCTAGAGAACCAGTCCACGAGCCATGACCAAGGAGTCGACTTGTAAATAACGTCGGCAGTTGGCGTCAGGCCAAGAAGTAGAGCTCTTAAACGGAGATCTGACTTTCGTGGGTCGGCTAGTTCAGGTACCCAGTATCTGAATACAGCCTCAAACCAAACGTCTTCTCGAAAGATTAGTTTGGTAATCTTCTGATATCCAGGCTGGTTATAAACTAGATTGGATGATAGGACAGGATTCAACATAGGAACCGAATTAGTGAGAGTTTGAACATTCTCACTCCTTTGATTCTTTCTGAGAGTCATGCCCCTTCGAATCGGTCGGCCATTGTCTCTCCTCAACTGACGAAGCCTCTTCTCTAGAGTCTCCTGCAAATCTAAGATTTGCATGAGGTCCCTAAAGTAGGGTGCCCAGCCAAATTGATGGTTAAGGTAGTGGCCCCCCGGATCACGAACAAAATCTTTCCCCATAGATTTGAGACCTGCCGCGGTCTTAGCGACCATGCCAGGAATTTCTCTCATTTCATATGCAAAATTCGGCACATTCATAATTGGCCGAGTGGGAGCAGATCTGTTCCATCCAATAGCTCCAAGGGCCGTCAAATCTTGTTCTGACGGCAGCACACCAGGGGTGTAAGAGCCGACTGTGAAGTCGCCTCTATAACTCTGATGCACTGTCCCCTTGGACCACCCGTAGTAAGGTGCACTATGCCGGTAGGTTATGGTCTCTCGAGATATAGAGAGAGGCCCACCATCCCGGAAAGGCGGACCCGAATGAAGTTCGTCCACGCAACGAGATCGTCGATAATCCCCTGAGTGAAACTTTGTCGTGAATACATTCGCAACTCGCGATGTACCCGCGTAAGTATCAACAGAGGGACGAAGGTCGAGACGTGTTCGGACTGTCATATCGGGGCTCCAGGCTGCTGACG